GCGGTCGTGTAATGGCAAGAATCGTTCTAACAAATGCATATGTTGTATTCGGTACAACTGATCTGAGCGATCACATCGCGTCAGTCACATTGAACTCGACATTCGACATCGTTGAGACAACTGCGTTCGGAAACACAGCAAAGACACGTGTGGCTGGATTAGCAGATAACTCTGTAAGTTTCGAGTTCCACCAGGACTACGCAACAAGCAGCGTCGAACAAACAATCTACCCATTACTCGGAACAGCGGTAACGGTTGCAGTAAAGCCAGTCAATACAACAACAAGTCCAGTAAATCCCCAATACGGATTTTCTGCTCTTGTTGCGGAATGGACTCCGCTCAACGGATCCGTTGGTGAATTAGCCACTGCATCGGTCACTTGGCCGATCAGCGGAGCAATAACAAAGACAACAGCCTAAACAACTAAGGGGGAAACAAATGGATGGATTATTCATCAAAGTAAAAACAAACGATGGCACCGATGCAACATTCCCGTTGCGTCCGCGTATCATCGTGGACTTTGAACAAAAGTACGGAAAAGGACTCGCAAAGCTTATCGGCGAAGAACAGAAACTAGAGCACATCTATTATTTAGGATGGCTCGCACTTCGAGCAAACGGCAAGGTTGTGAAACCCTTCGGCCCTGACTTCTTAGATACATTAGAAGCGGTATCTCTGGACACAGACCCAAATTCCGAATCCACAGAGACAGCCTGACCTATTCAATAGCAGCAGTTTCTGTGGAGACAGGGATCGACCCGATCAGTTTATTAGATGCACCAGAAGGCATCCTTGAAGCGATCGTGATCTACCTGAAAGAGCGAGCAAAGGCGGTCAATAAAAATGGCGGATGAAACAGTAGTGATATCCGGCATCAAAGAAACCATCGAGTCGCTTAAAAAATTCGACAAGGACGCAGCTCGTCGGCTGAACAAAGTGATCAACGACGAGCTCGCCCTTGCCGAAAGCGCAGCCAGGGCCAAAGTTACAGACGCCCCACCAATGAGTGGCTGGCGCACCGTTGCAGCTGCAAAGGGCCGCACACGCGGTGGGCAAGGATGGCCAGCCTGGGAACCAACAGCGATCCGCCAGGGCATCAAGAAAACCAGAGTCGAAGGCAAAGTCCGATCCGATTACACCACCAGCGCCGGAGCGCTTGTTCAAAGAACAGCAGCCGGTGCCATTTGGGAAGTAGCAGGACGACGCAGCGGCGGATCAGGAACAGGCCGCAACATGATCGGCGTGCTTAACGAAAGATTCAAAGGCGCATCACGTGGCATCTGGGCCGTCGTAGATAAAGACGCAGATAAAATCCGCACTAACGTTCGCAAAGCGATCGAAGATGCACAGAAACTCTTGAAAACAAACTTGAACAAGGAGAAGGGATAACCACGTGGCAGTAGGAGCAGTAGTCGCCCGGATTATTACCCAATACTCCGACAAGGGAAGCAAAGCAGCAGCCAGGGATATAAATAAACTTGGCAAATCCTTCGACAAATTTGCAGGCAAAGTAGGCAAAGCATTTGTGATCGCAGGCGCAGCTGCGGCAGCCTTCGCAGTTAAGATCGGCGTAGATTCAGTAAGAGCTGCGATTGCAGACGAAAAATCACAGACGCTTCTAGCCAACTCCTTGCGCAATACAACAGGCGCAACCGACGCAGCGATCGCAGCGACAGAAACCTACATCGACCAGATTCAGAGAACCTTCGGAGTCGTTGACGATGAGCTTCGTCCGGCGCTAGGAAAACTTGCCTCAATAACGGGCTCAATTACGGACGCACAGAAACTTCTAGGTCTTGCTCTTGATATTTCAGCAGGTGGAAGCGTTGATTTAGGAACCGCAACAAATGCCGTCACAAAGGCGCTAAATGGAAACTACAAAGCGCTCCGCAACATGGGCGTTCCGATTACAGACGCAATGGTCAAATCCAAAGACCTCAATGCAGTCTTGCAAGTAACAGCGAAAACATTTGCAGGAGCAGCAGCAGCAAGAGCAAACACATTCGAATTCAGAATGACCAGGCTCAACATTGCCCTGGACGAAGCAAAGGAAACATTAGGCACAGCGCTTCTGCCTACCCTAGAAGATTTATTCACCACGCTCACGACTAAAGTCATTCCAGCGGTTCAAAAGTTCTTAGAAGAAAACGGCGACAAACTTGTTGCAGCATTCCAGGCAGCAATCAAAGCCGTTGTCGGCTTCGGCTTTGTTATCTTCAAAGTCTTTCAATTTGTAGCAAAGAATAAAAACGTATTCATAACACTCGGTGCAATCTTCGCCGCTACATTTGTAGCAGGCAAAGTCATTGCATTCGTCACAGCGATCAGCAAACTGGTAGCAGCATACAAAGCGATCAGAGCAGCAGCGATCGGCGCGGCGGCAGCACAGGCAGCGGCAACCGGCGGTCTTTCAGTAGCCGCAGCCGCAGCCGGAGTCGCAGCCTTTACACTGACGCTCGGTGGACTTTACGTCGCGGTCAAGGGCGCAAACAGCGCGATGGATGGCCTAGAGAGCACCGGCGAAGATTTAGAGTTCTCGTTCGACGGCTTAAACGACAAGACCGACGACTTCCTGACAAACCTCAAAGGCCTCAATGTCGATCTTGGAAAGACGACAGCAAAGACAAAGGCGCAAACAGCAGCCGACATAGCAGCTGCAAAGGCAAAGACAGTTCTAGCAGCTCTGGCAAAATTAGGCGTAAAGCCAACGACAGAGAAGGATCCCATCCAGCTCGAAGCAGCACGCCTGAATCTTCTCAAGCAAAGCAACCTAGAAGAACAGCGCAAACTCGCAGCGATCATGGAAAACATGAAGGCGCAGCTGATGGCAAACGAAGCCATTCAGCGATACAGCGACCTGCTCGGAGTCGTTGCAGATCAAACAATTTCACCAGAAGAAGTGATTCTTCTTGCAGGCAAGTGGGGTATTAGCAAGGAAGCCGTTGTCGCTTATACGACTGCCGTCTTTGCAGTAAACGATGCGAAACTTTCGACAGAAGAGATCGATCTGCTTGCAAAGCAATGGGGCGTAACAAAGCAACAAGCAGAAATGTACCTGGACTTCTTCAAGGCCGTAAACGATGGAAAGTTAGATCAATCCGAAGTAAACGGTTTAATGGAAAAGTGGAAACTGACCAGCAAAGAAGTAACAGATTACGCAAAGAAAATCGCAGACGGCGTAACACCATCAGATCTATGGCCAACACCGGGCAACCAGGCAGCAAAGTCTTGGCGCGACGCGCTCGCAGCTCTTAACGCCTACCTTGCAGCCGCAGGGGTCAAACTTGCACCAACGATGCCGACACCAACAGCGCCAACACCAGGACCAACACCAGGACCAACACCAGCACAGATCGCAACTGTGGCTAAGAAAATAGAATCCTCAACAGGATCCGCAGCAAGCGCATTCGGAACTTTGACCACAGAAGAGAAGGCAGTTCTAGGCGGATACAAACCATTTGTGGGAGCGCAAACAACTTTCTCAGCTCCAACAATTTCAGGAGCATCAAGTGTCGGACTAGGAACATCCGGAACAGGGTCACAATTACCAGCCGGAGTAACGATCAATATGACAGTTCAAGGAAGCGTCACATCCGAAAACGATCTGGTTGCATCCATTCGCAACGGATTGCTTCAAGGACAAAATAACGGTCAGGCAATTGTGAAATCAGCGGTGGCCATCTAATGGCAATGCCAACGCTCGGCGTTGCGGTAGATTTTGCCAACGGCCCGGCCTTTGGCAATCCGCTCATTCTTGGAGACGCATCAACGCCATTAGGCACAGGCATCCTGGCAGATACGCCTTCAGACGTTGTCGACGTTTCTAACATCACGCTTCGAGCTTCAATTCGCAGAGGAAGAAACAGAATCCTCAACAAATTCGAAGCAGGAAGCGCAACGATCGTTCTTGAAGATCAGAACGGCGACTGGGTACCTTCTAATCCAGCATCTCCTTATTACGGAAAACTTCTACCACTTCGCAAAATTAGAATATGGGCAGATTACAATTCAGTCCGCTATTACCTTTATTCCGGCTACATTACGAGCTACGACACAAACTTCAGCGTTGGATTCAACGACCTTTCTACCGTTACGCTGCAATGCGTGGACGCCTTCCGCTTATTTTCTAACGTGTCAATTTCAACCGTTGCAGGCACTTCAGCAGGGCAGACAACAGGGGCGCGGATGGAAAATCTGCTCGACGTTGCAGCCTTTCCACTTTCTCAGCGTGCGATCGACACAGGAGACAGCACCGTCCAGGCAGATCCAGGAACCGAGCGCGACCTATTGAACGCACTTCAAACAATAGAAAATAGCGAGTTCGGTGGCTTTTACATTGATCCAGAAGGCAATGCCACATTCCTTTCACGCAATACCGTGGCACAAAAGGCAGATCAGACAGCAACAGATTTCTCAGACGGCGGAACCGGAATCTCTTACCAGGCGATCGATTTCGCCTACGACGACACCCTGATCTTTAACGATGTGACCGTCAACCGGGTGGGCGGCACAGCTCAAACGGTTCAGGACACCAGCAGCATCGAAACCTACTTCATCCATTCCGGAAAGCGCGAAGGCCTACTGATTCAAACAGATGCCGAGTCTTTGGATCAGGCAACGATGATTCTGCAATCGCGCAAAGATGCAATCTTCCGAATCGATTCCATCGGGCTAAACCTGGCAGACGACGCCGAAACCGCCAGAATCGTGGCAGGCCTAAGTTTAGACATTTTCGATTTGGTCAACATTACAAAGACGACCCCAGGCAGCACTTCTGTTACGCTTGAGTTATTCGTACAAGGGGTGCAACAGGACATAACGACCAACACATGGACAACCAGATTGTTCACAGCAGAACCTATAATTCAAGCATTCATCTTAGACTCGACAACTCAAGGAACATTGGATGGCGCAAATTCTGTGCTTTCCTACTGATTAAGGAGCAACAATGGCAAAGCAGACATTCACTACCGGTCAAGTTCTGACCGCAGCGCAAATGACATCGCTGCAACAAACTGCGATGTTAGGCGGAGCTGCAAACGCAAAGGTTGCTTCATATGTTCTCGTTGCAACTGATGCCGGTGATGCAATCACAATGAGCAATGCAGGAGCAACCACGATCACGGTAGACACCGGATTATTTGCTGCCGGCGACATTGTCACGATCATCAACATTGGAACAGGCGCCTGCACGATTACAGCAGGAACGGCAACAGTTACGACTTCAGGATCCCTTGTTCTAGCTCAGAATCAGGGCGGCGTTCTTCGTTTTACAAGTCCAAGCGCTGCGATCTTCTTACAGTTCGCAACGCCAGCATCTGGAGACATTGAAGGAGTTACAGCCGGCACAGGATTGTCAGGTGGCGGAACAAGCGGAACCGTGACACTTGCGATCGATTCAACCGTTGCAACTTTGACAGGATCACAAACCCTGACAAGCAAGACGCTGACCGCGCCGATTATCACAGATGCGGTTCTCAAAGGGTCAGAAGAAGATGTCAATGTGGTGGCATCGGCTGCGACAGGAACAATCAACTTTGACGTTTCCACAGCTTCGGTCTGGTATTACACGTCAAATGCCAGCGCCAACCACACTCTCAACTTCCGCTATTCAAGCGGAGCAACTCTCAGCTCAGTTCTTCCAGTAGGCGATGCGATCACTCTCGTATGGCTTAACACAAACGGAGCAACCCCTTATTATCCCAATGTTATTCAGATCGACGGCAGCACTGTGACACCAAAAGTGCCAGCAGCGATCACAGCAGGAAATGCTTCTGCAATTGATGCGTATTCTTTTACAATCATCAAAACAGCAGCTACACCAACTTATACGGTTCTAGAAACACAAACAAAGTTCGCATAAGGGGCATCAATGACACCGATTACAGGCACATTTGCCAACTCTTCAGCAAGAGGATATGGCGGATTGAGAACATATATTTCAAATCCTGTTGTCACAGGTGGAACGCTTGGATCAGATGGTACTTACTACTACCGCACATTTACTGGAAATGGAACTTTAGGAGTTACTGTTGCAAACCTAACCGCTGATGTTCTTATCATTGCAGGTGGTGGCACAGGTGGTAGTAGCGGACAACAAGGTTGCGGTGGAGCAGAATGGCGTGGCGGTGGTGGTGGAGCAGGTGGTGTTGTTTATACAGCAAGTTCAACTATTACTGCTGGTTCTTCTTTATCAGTAGTAATTGGCGCAGGTGGAGCAACCGCAGCTGGTGGTAAGTCAGGTTGCGCATCTTCAGTTACTGGTTACACAACTGCCGTGGGTGGCGGCAAGGGTGCTTGGCTTGAAGCAGTAGCGGCAAATGGTGGTTCAGGTGGTGGTGGCGCTAGAGTTTATGGTTGTGGAAACCAATTTACAAGAGCTGCAGGAACAGCCACATCAGGACAAGGAAATAA